CCTCGCCCGAAAGCTAGAGGTCCAAAAAAGGGTTCTGGTGGTCCCTCAAAAAACAACAAACGTACAGAGAAAAATGGCAGTAATGGTGATACTGCCCGCTCAATTGGTTCTTCCATTGGGAAGGCATTGGGCAATGTGTTGGGTGGAGGTGCAGGAGCCACTGCCGGCAGTTTTCTAGGTAAAGCTGCTGGCAGTTTGTTCCACAAGATCACTGGATTTGGGGATTATAAAGTTTCTTCAAATACATTGATGGCTCCTGCTTCAGCCGATTCACTCCCCTCCTTTGTTAGATCAGGGAGGGGAATGAAGGTTTTGCATCGAGAATATTTGACCGACGTTAAAACTTCTACAACTGTTGGGGCTTATACAGTGCAAACTTTTGCAATTCAGCCCGCCATTATACAGACTTTTCCATGGTTAGCTAATATAGCAGCTAACTTTGAGGAATACACTATTAATGGAATGATTTTTGAATTTAAATCAAACAGTTATGATGCCTTGGCATCAACAAACACTGCATCAGGTACAGTTATAATGACCACACAATATAATGTGCTTGCTCCTGCGTTTGTAAATAAGATACAAATGGAACAATATGAGTTCACTTGTTCCGCTAAGCCCTCAGTTGACATAATGCACCCTGTTGAATGTGCTAGAGGTGAGAGTCCTGTTAGTGTTCTCTCAACTCGTGTTGCTGGGGATTTGGTTGGTGATCTTAGGTTATATGATTTTGGGAACTTCAATATAGCAACTGTTGGCATGCAAGGTGCCAACACAAATATAGGTGAGTTGTGGATATCTTATGATATCACATTATGGAAACCAAGGACAGGTGCAGTCATTTACCCATCTGATTTATATCAGTTGGATTTAACTGCCACTGTTGGAAGTACAGCGGCAACTCATCAACCTTTTGGAACAACCCCGCCAGTGTTGGCGGCTGGTTCATCACTTGGCAGTGTTTTGGGGTTTGGAACCCAAGCTGCCAATATTAATAACCGTAATTTGATCATACCTAAATCTTTCACGGGTTTGTTGCAAGTTGAATATCAATTAGTAGGTACAGCCCAAACAACATTAACCACTGCGGGTATTAGCGGGGCATCTGGAGCTACCGTAATATTTTCAAATTGGTTGCCAAATGCCACATCTACACAGTATCAACAGATATTTTATGTCAGTTGTGTTAATGGTGGCATTGTAACATGGAATTTGGGTGTTACACCATGGGGTCCTGGAAACGTTGGCAATGTTAATTATTTGTCAGTGTCTTCCATACCTCTTAGCATGTTGTATGTATAGGACGTCACAATGTGAAGTTTTCCCACTACTTGAAGTGGGATGGGGACAACAACCCCTTAAATGTTCTGTAAGGTTGGAAGTTCACCCGTGTTAAAACTTCAAATGGAGAAAACCATTTCAAAAACCCTTGTATCAACCTTCCTAGCTTAACAAGTCGGTTCGCCGTTGCATAAG